TCAGTCAAATCAATCTCTACTTCTGGACGATTCTTGTGATACCATTCAACTAATTTCTTTAAACATACTCTTTGAAAGTGATTCATTCCTGTAATAGTCATAATTAATCCTCCACTGGTTCATATTTTTTAAATAATCCACCCATTATTAAATGATTGAATTTCGCTAAATCCATTGCACAAGCTACAACATTAAGAGGTGTAGAAGCTCCAATAAATTCACATAAATATTCTGTTAATGATGAATATTTAATATCTGTTGATATTTCTTCATTCCAAGGTTTTTTAATCCATCCAATCATTTTTTGATTGTTAATTGTTATTTCGCCTTTATCAAGTGAATATAATACACTACCATTACTACTTCTCCACCAAGCATCTTCACCAGCGAATTTTTCAAAATCTTCTTCTGACATATTAGAAATATCTTCAAATAATTTATCTGGTACTTCCCAAACTTCATATCTATTATTTCTAAATGTACACACTGGGATTTCTTCGTCTTGATTGTCAAGTATGAAAAATACTTGTTTTAAATTATTTCCTAAAATTTCTTTCATGTTATCACCATCCTAAATATTGAAACCATTTTGAAAATAACAGTAATCCTTCTTGAATCTTCTGAATCATTATAATCTATCAACTCATATATATCATAATAATTTGGATTTACATACAATCCTTGCTTCTTTAGCTATTTCTTTCTCTGCCGTTTATTTAATATTTGAACCTCCATATAATACTTCTCTACAATTTCTCGTTTAATATTAGAAACTCTTTGTTGTGATATACCAATAATTTTAGATATTTCGCATTGTGTATATCCATTTCTCAGCATAATAAATACTTTTCTTTTATTACCAACTAATTCATTTTCAATATCATTTAATAATAGTGTTGATATTGTTTCATTCTCAACATTTTGTTTACTTGGGATATAATTAAGAAATGTAGATGAGTCATTATCCTTAGATTCTTTATTGACTTGATTTTCATAATAAACTATCTGATTTTGTGGAATTGTACGCATTGCATTTTCTTTACGTTTCTCCAACATTATAGTTGTATACATACATATATAGGCATGTGTAGAAAATCCTGATTTATTATTGTTATATGTATTCGCAGCTTTACACAAACCTATCGCTGCAAGATCATACCATTCCTCTACATCTAAATGATATTTAT